CCACAGCGCTTTAAGTGACGCTGAAGCCTGTGCATTGTTAATGATAAAGGATATTCAGAAAAATAAAATAACAGCATAAAATTATGTCAGGAAGATCAACATCAGCAGGAGGTATTGGATTTGGGGGATTGCTTGCGATAGCATTTATCGTATTAAAGTTGTGCAATGTAATTAACTGGTCGTGGTGGTGGGTATTGAGCCCGATATGGATTCCTATAGCAATTGGAGTCATAGGGCTTTCTGTTTTGGGTATTTTAGCTTTATCCAGGAAAGCCAATAAATCACAGGAAGTACAGGCTTCATCCACCAAAAAGCAGATGGATGCAGAGAGTGGAGGAAGCAATGGCAGAGCGAGAACGTATTAAAAAGTTGAAAGGGGGAAATTAAAATGGGAAAGGAAAAAATACCAAAAGAAGAGGGCCGGCCAACAAAGTACAAAGAAGAATATAATGACCAGGCGTATAAGCTCTGTCTATTAGGGGCAACAGACAAGGAACTCGCTGATTTCTTTGAGGTTAACGAAGATACAATATATGAATGGAAAAAGGTTCATTCAAAGTTTTCCGATTCAGTCAAGAAAGGAAAGGTAATGGCCGATGCAGAAGTAGCGAAATCCTTTCATAAAAGAGCTGTAGGCTATCAATATGATGAGGTAACATATGAGAAGCTGGGTGAAAAACTGGATGGCTTAGAAGAAGAGGGAGATATTAAATTAGAGATATATAAAAAAAAGATTGTCACAAAAGAATTGCCGCCTGATGCCGGAGCAGCTTTGAATTGGCTTAAGAACAGGCAGAAGGATAAATGGAGGGATAAACAGGACGTTGACCTTACCTCAGACGGTGAAAAGATTGAAGCGGTTACAATCTTCCATTTACCAGACAATAAACGAGAATGAACATTATAAAGCCGCAGGAAGGATTTCAGGAGAAGTTTCTAAGCTCTCCCGCGGACATAGTAATAGGTGGTTCTGGTGCGGGTGTAGGTAAAACCTTTGCTTTACTGATAGAGCCACTCAGGCACATCACTAAGGTAAAAGGATTTGGAGGGGTGATTTTCAGGCGCACTACACCACAGATAAGGAATGAAGGGGGGCTATGGGATACTTCTCTTCAGCTTTATCCGCATGTCAATGCAGAGCCGAAGGAATCAAGTTTAGAATGGAAGTTTAATTTTGGGAATAAAATAAAATTCTCACATCTGGAATACGAAAAGGATAAACTAAACTGGCAGGGATCCCAAATACCTTTCATTGGATTTGATGAATTAACACACTTCAGTGAAGGTCAATTTTTTTATCTATTGTCTCGTAACAGGTCTATTTGTGGGGTTAAGCCGTATGTAAGGGCCACGTGTAATCCGGATCCTGATTCTTGGGTTGCCACAATAGTACAGTGGTACATTGATCAGATAACAGGTTTCCCGATTCCCGAGAGGATTGGAATAGTCAGATATTTTATTAAAAAAGGTTCCGATTATATATGGGGAGATTCAAAGCAAGAGGTGATAGAAAAATCATGGTTCTTCCTTGAGGGCCTGGTTAACAAAAATCAAAAAGCTGAGGATTTTGTAAAGTCATTTACGTTCATTAATGGAAGTGTATATGATAATAAGAAATTGATGCAGAAAGATCCTGGGTATGTCTCGAATCTTGTTTCACAGGACGAAGAAACAAAGCTCAGGCTTTTAGATGGCAATTGGAAGTATATCAAAAGCGAAAACGATGTGTACGATGCCGTGTGTTTCAGCGCCATGTTTGGGAGCCTGAAATCAAGCACTACAGGCACGAAATACATTACAGCTGACATTGCCATGAACGGATCAGATAAGTTTGTTGTAGGTGTATGGGATGGCTTTGAACTGATCGATATATTAATAATGGCTAAGTCTAACGGTAAACAGGTGCTTGATGGTATTAAGGAATTCGCAAATAAGTATGCTGTGCCGAATAACCGAATAACTTTTGATAATGATGGAGTAGGTGCCTTTCTGGGTGGATTCATCCCAGCAGGTTTGCCTTTTGTCAATAATAGCAAGTGTATTGGCCGAGACAATTATGTGAATCTTAAAACTCAATGTTACAGTATTAGCGGGGTTGATGTGAACTCGGGAAAATATTCTATTTCAGATAAGGTTGCAAATACTATGTATGATAATAAAATGACAGTTAGGCAGCGATTTATGTATGAGAGGAAAGCTATTAAGAAAGCAACTATGACCACTGATTCAAAAATTCATTTAATTAGTAAAGATGAGATGAAAACTATGCTCGGCAGTCAATCGCCGGACCTAATGGACATGTTTATGTTGCGCTCTTATTTTACATTGGGGCAGAAGGTTTAGTTTCGTATTATTGGTAGTGGACAATATAAAATTAATTTCTATATTTACGATTACATACCTGTGAGCCGGATACTTCCACTCGCTATTAATCAATAGCAAATGGATAAACAACGCTCTGAAACCCCTAAAAAAAAGTGGCCCGGCCTGTTCCCTGTAGTGAAATCTTTTCTATTGGGCAACAATGATTCAGATGTTTTGTACGATGGCGAACAAACCTATGTAAACGCCTCGGGAGACAACCTTATGTATAGTCTCTTGTCTGGCTCACACAGCTTTGGCCGTAGATCACTAAGAAACCTGGTCGAAGTAGGATACTCCAATAATCCTGCAGTATTCGGGATGATCATCAAGATAATACTCGCACAAAGAAATATCAATTTTATTCCTTACTGGGGCGGCAAGCCATACAAATCTAAAACCTACGACCTTGATACCAATTTTGCCCTACAGATGATCCTGCTTACGGGCACAGCTATAATTTACAAAAAAGAAATCGTTGGATTCCCCCATGAGCGCACCGTACTTAATACACTTGATGTGGAGGAACTTCCGCAAGGGAACGGGCAATTCAAATATAGACTTTGGAAAGATGATGGATCCTGGGTGATGCTTGACAATAGCAGCATGATCTTCATTAAGATATTTGATGTTGCTCGAAGGAATACCAGAATGGGCTTGTCTCCTTTACAGGCGGCGCTCATGCCTATAGAGTCACTTAAAGAAATGTATACGGCTGACACTTCAACGTTGAAAAACAAAGGTGTTGATGTTCTTATCACCAATGATTCGGATGTTCCAATTACCGAAGACGAACAGGATGGAATGGATAAATCCCTGAACAGAAGATTAAGGGGGGCGCGTAAAAGTGGCGGGGTAGCAACCTCCACCGCCAGATTAAGAGTGCAAAATATTGGCCGGACTACAAAGGAACTGGCTTTATGGGATGGTTACAAGATAAAGGTCCGTGATATCTGTAATGCTCTGCAGATTGACTCAAGCTTATTTAATGACCCTGATAATAAGAAGTACGCCAACGTTCAAGAGGCAAACAAGGCACTTTATAATGATTGTGTAATCCCATTCACAAAGCTCATCACTGAGAACAAAGAATTAAAAGCAGATCTTGGATATGATATCTACCTGGATCTTTCTAATATCGACTGTTTACAAGAGGCACAGAATACCCGGGCAGAAAAGGCCAAAACTATCACTGAGGCTATCGTTGGGTTAAATGCTCAGGTGAAAACCAGTAACATCTCCGTAGAAATTGCAATAAAGATTCTAGTAAGCGAATGGGAATTTGATCCACAGGAGGCGGCACAATTCATTATGGTTCCTGAAACCCAGCCTGATCCAGAGCCAGAAAAAACATAAAATATTTGCGAATAAAAGAACTTTATTTTAGTATTGTATATTAAATCTATAGGAAAAGTAGACAATATGACAGCAGAAAAAAAATGTAATCATAAAGATTGCAAATCTGAGTGTAAGCATAAGGTTGATCTGAAGAGCCTGAATAAGTCTAAGGATGCCAGGAAAAAAATTGTTGAAGGCAATAAAATAGTTAAGAAATGATAAAAATACCTGAAGGCCTAACCGGAAAAGATTTGTTTGCTTTCATCAAAGCGAACAAATCGGCATTAATAGAACAGAAATGCGCGTTCCCAACTAAGTCTGAGCCTTCGGATTTCCCATACTCAATAACTAAAAAGTCTAAAGTTGCCGTCACAAAGGCAGCTGGCGAATTGGTAGCGGAAGAAGGCAACACAGGAGAGATTGAAATTACAGCCATTGCCAATGCTGCAAATTATATTGACTGCCAAATGGATTTGCTTTTACCTGACTGCTGGAAAAAAACCATTAAGGAATCCGGGCCACAGGGTAAAGGAAGGATTAGGCATTTAAAAAACCACCTTCAGAATTTAGATGGTGTAATAGGCAGTATCAATAAATTATATTCAAAGGATTACTCCCTTGAGGAATTAGGCTTGTCTGGTTTCAGTGGCTCTACTCAATGCCTGGTAATGGAATCACTGGTAGATAAAGAGCTGGATAAAAAATGTTTTAACCTGTATTCCAATAAGCAAATCAATCAACACTCTATAGGGCTTCAATATGTCAAGATGGATGTTGCCGTGAACGATCCTAATTTCCCAGCAGAGTTTGAGATCTGGAATAAGTATTACATGCAGGTTATAAATAAGGACGTGGCAAACAGCCGCGGATATTTCTGGGTGATCTATGAAATTAAGTTGCTTGAAGTTTCCGCTGTATTGTGGGGAGCGAATGAGCTTACTCCATGTATTGACAACGAAGAGAAGAGCGAGGAGACTAAAGAAGAGAACAGCGTTAGTGTGTCAGAAATGATAAAGAACGCAAAGATTAAGATTGCATTATAAGCCGCCGAAAGGCACTAAATAATATTTGAGCCGGATACTTCCACTCATGCAGGCGATAAGTCATCGCATAAAATGAATGTGAAAACAAGTATTAACTCAAACTATTATTATCATGAAAAAAGAAGACTTTGATGCGCTCGTTGCCAAGTTTGGCGAAGAGACTGCAATACTCATTAAAAAATCCCAGGAAGAGGCTCAAATAAAACTTGATGCCGCTATAGCCGCTGCTTTAAAAGATAAAGCAAACAAAGAGGATGTCACTGCTCTGGCTACCGCAGCAGCAAAGGAAGCAAGCGATACGCTTATGGCCATCCTTAAAACCCAGGGTGAAGCTATCGGAGAACTGAAGCTTCAGATCAAATCACACAATGCCGAAGGCAAGAGATTGTCTTTAAAGGCAGCTGTTACCGCAGCAGTGGAAGAAAAGAAAGAAGAGTTTGAAGCAATCCTAAAAGGAAAACAAGACAAGCCGTTCATTATCACGATTGAAAAAGATGCGGTGAATATGACCGAAGCTACAACAATTGGCAGCGGATCTACTCAGATTTCTTTGACTCAGAATACCGGTATTATCTCACCAATCAGACGCAGAGAAGAAAAGTATCTTCAAGCTGTTTCTGTTGGATCAATCACTAATGCCCGCGCACTATGGATTGAGGAGCAGGATGAGCAGGGAGCGCCAATCTTCATTGCTGAAGCTGCCGGCAAAATACAGCTGTCTTCTATCTGGGTTGAAAAAACTCAGGCAGTTAAAAAGATTGGAGTATTCGGTAAAGTTTCTACCGAGCTTATGGCTGACCTTCCTCAGCTTATCTCTTACATCAAAAACTCTTTGATGAAGAGGCTTTCTGTGAAGGTTGAAAGCCAACTGCTTGTTGGAGACAACACCGGAAACAACCTGAATGGCGCTAAAACTTTAGCTACTGCATTCAGTGCAGGTGATAATGCTGCACTGATTGAGGATCCAAATGAATTCGATGTTTTATCTGCTGTTGCGCTTCAGGCTGAAGTTGCTAATGGAATCGCGAATGCGGTGTTTATTCACCCATCCACATGGGCTAAAATGAAAGCCATAAAGGACGAACAGGGCCGTCCGCTGTGGAAGGATTATGTAGAAGCCGACAAAACAGTTGTCATTGACGGCTTAACCATCATAAAAACAACAGCGGTGCCAGCTGGCGAGTTTATCGGAGGAGATATGACGGTGCTGAATGTACTGTACAGAGAGGACCTGGCAATTCAGATCGGCCTTGACGGTTCAGACTTCACAAACAACCTGAAGACTATCCTTGTAGAAAGCAGACTGGTTCAGTTCGCTTCTGCAAACGATACTCCGGTGATTGTAAAGGGAGATTTTGCAACCGCAATCGCAGCCCTGGATGTAGCTAATCCTTAAAAGATTGTAACCTCCCTGACATTACAGGGAGGTTACTTTTTAAATAAATATTTTTAAATAAATCTTTTTAAATAAAAATGTTATGTGGAATAAAAAAAACAAGAAACAGCAGCCAGTTAACCAGCCCCTTGAAAACAAAGAGGAGGTTAATATTCCAACCTCTGAGAATATTGAGGAGTCAGCAATTGAACCTGAAGTAGCTAACGAACCTGAGATATCAGAATCGGCAAGTGAATCCACCGAATCTAAGGATTTAGAATCCGAGGAGTTGGAAGAAAAAACACCTGAACCCCTTGAAAACAAAGAGGAGGCCGTTGCATTTGTTCCACTTAATGAAAAGAAGCAGTTCAAGATAATGATCACAAAAACATCCGGCGGCTTAAAAAAAGGCAAAGAGCATACTGTTTCCGGAAATGTTGCTAACATTCTTATTAAAAAAGGAGTAGCAAAACTCGCTTAATTTTTTGCTCAATAATCAACTAGCTTAACTGAAAACAAAACCAAAATTATTAAAAACTTAAACTAAAAAATCAACATGAAAAAAATAGTATTATTACTCATAGCGTTCTTATTCTTTGCAATAAGCTCAGAAGCTCAGACCTTCACAATGACCGGCAGTGCCGACACTGTTGTAAATACAGCAACCAAAGCCTGTTCTCTCAAGACGGTACATAGTTACAAACAGATTTCTATTCAGGCCGTGATCACAAAAATCAGTGGAACAGTTGGTGGAACCTTGACCCTGCTTGGAAGTATTGATGGGACAAATTATATAAATGTTGACACTGCAACGTTTGTGAACTCAGGACTTGCCGCAACCTACACAGCAACGAACACTACGGGTGCCCAAAGCAAGGTTTGGATAATTAATAACAATCCGTATCTATGGTTTAAGCTCAGCTATACGGGTACCGGTACTATGTCCGCGTCCCTCAAAGGCTACCTGTTGCCACGAGAGGAAAACTAAATACCAATGGGCCTTCTGATTGTAGCAGATGATTTTGTTGGCAAGTATGAGCTTGCCAAAAGCAATGATGATAAGATAGATGAGTACATAGAAGAGTACGAAGAAAAACATCTTACTGAGTTGCTGGGGAAAGAACTGTTTGATTTATTCGAGGCAACTGTGGATGAAAATACACATAAGCCGGTAGGCGCTCCCTACCTGAATATATACAATCCTTTTACTGAAGAAATCAACGGACTCATCTATACATCAGAAGGCCTTAAAAAAATGCTGCTGGGATTTATTTATTTCCAGTACGTCCGCGATAACAGAGTAAAGCAAACCATGAACGGGGCCGTAGAGCAGCAAACTGAAGTATCCTCAAAGAGTGACAATACATTTTTATACCCAAGGTACAACCAGGCTGTAACAACCTATAGGGCTATTCAGGTCTATATCCTTGATAATTTAACCACCTACTCTACTTTTTTAGGAGTCAGGAAAAGACACACTTCTTTTATATGAGCTTAAAAAGGAAAGAGACTGTCCAGGTTATAGGCGAACTTATCGCAGGCTGGGAGATTCCTTTTGTCATTGACTCGGTGGTTGACAATCTGGACGGTACCTATACCCTTAATGTTCCTAAGACTTACTACCTGCAGCCGGGGAATCGCCGCGAATTAGTAATTAACCTTATTAAGTACAAAGTTACAGAAGTCGTCAACAATACTTCTGTAACACTTAAGGGAAGCGTTGAGCCTCCATCCACTACATTCAATCTGCCGGTCCCATATTATTTCCATGGAACAATTGTGCAGACTAATTCAGAACTGAAAAAGGAGTCAAGCTTACATAAGAAAACACCGATGATTTACCTTCGCCGGCCTTTCCCTGAGACGCTGAATGCCATGGATAAAGTGGATTCAGATATCGCAAACAAAGCGGATCTGGTTTTCTACTTTCTTACCGAAGCGAATTTCAATGAATGGCTAACTGCGGATCATGACAAGTATGCTGTGGTTCCCATGCGCAATATGATATATGAGTTCATTGAGCTGCTTAAGCGTAATGCAAAGTACATTGAGCGCCTTACTGATTACACGGCGACTGACCTTATTAAGTTCGGCCTGGTAACAACCAACGGAGTGACAGCAGGATTATTCAGCGATAATTATTCAGGCGTTGAAATGAATATAACTCTGGGAATAAAATATCAATGTATTTGCTCTGAATAAGAAAAATATTTAAATTGCTAACCAAGTCTATAGGAAATATAGACAATAATATATAATAAACTGAAAATTAACCACTTAAACATAGAAAAATATGGAAGCATGTAACGGTTTTGGGAATACAGGTTTTTATCAAAACTGTGATTCCAATTTTAAAGTAATGAGAGGACTCTTTGTCGTGCCAACGTATGACGGAGATGGAGTTAAAAATAAGATTGCCGCAGGCACAGCTATTGATGCTGCATACCTCACCGCTCGTTTGAATGATGCGGATAAAACTAAAAGGTGGTATCCTATCATGCAGCTTGAAAACACCACTGAAGAAAGAGGTGATCCAACCTTATTCACTAACCCTTCTGGCGCTGTTGAATTCGTAAAGGATGGCGTTAAAACTTTCGCCTCTGAATTAAGAAGACGTGGTGCGGAGTTCAAAGGACAGATCGAATCTTGCGAGTGCAATGAACTTTCTTTCTTTGCCATTGACATTGACGGTAGACTAAGAGGCCTTATCGAAACTGTCGAAGATGGAAGTCCTGATTTCTTCCCTATTCCAATTCAGCCAGGATCATTCTATTCTAAATTGGCTGGAGCTACTGAAGAAAATCCAGAGCACATAACATTTAGTTTCCAGTACGAGCTGACTGTAAAAGATTCTTTATTGAGAATCTATCCAACCAGCCTTACTACTGCTGACCTGCTTAATGCAAAAGGATTATACGATGTATATTCTACAATTTCAGATATAGCGGTTACCGGCTTTAAAGCAGACTTAAGAACCCTTTATACTGACGGTGACAAGTACAGACCTACCGGCCTTGTTGCTGGTGACTTTGCTCTTTATAATGTTACTGACGCAGGGGCAGTTGTTATAACCTCTGCCACTGAAACAGAACCGGGAGTATACACATTTGTGTTTGCAGGTCAGACAGTAGCCGACGTATTAAGGCTTACCCCTACTAAGAATGGTTTCGACTTCACGGCGGTGGTAGAAAATACCATAATTGTAGAAGCATAAAAATAAGACTTATTGGTTCTATGAAAAGGCTTCTTAGTGATAGGGAGCCTTTTCTATAAATATTGGAAATATGTTTGACCGGCTGATCAGTGTTTTAAACCGAACAAAGTTTATTCAGGCAAACGAACTGTCATTAAGTGTTTTTGTAGTTCCGGAAATCAAACAATTCATTGTAAGGCTTAACACGGTAGATCAATTATATACCCAGGGAGTTGATGCCAATGATAAGATAATAGGCACATACTCATACCTGACGGCCTTACAGGTGGGGGAAGAACACTACATCTACAACGGGCTGGTAAGTGTAAAAAGAAAGGGAGAGCCTTATACATTGTATGAATCAGGCGCGTTTTACGAATCATTTAAAGTGCTGATCAAGGATGGTGGGTTTGTGATATCAGCCAATACAATGAAGGGCGATAAGGACCTGATGGATTACGGGGATATTTTAGGACTTAGTACTGAAAGTAAATATGAGTTATCTCGGAAAATGTTACCGTTTCTTCGTGCAGCGTTACGAAAATATTTACTTAAGTAAATATTATTCGAGCATTAAAGAACTGCCGATGGTGAATTGGATAGAACTGCACAACACATCTGATCTGTCTAAGCTCAGCCGGACAGGAAAGATTTGCAAGCGGGCGATATCTGTTTATGAGAAACTAAGAGATGAGGTGATAGATACGTTCGGCGCGTCTCCGGAATATTTAAAATTACATCGGGCTCAGATCGAACTCGAATTATTGCAATGTGAATTATTGCATACCGGTGACAGGTCCCTGCAGTTCCACATTGAAATGGAAGAAAGGAACGTCGTCTTGATGCTTAAGCCCCAGGAAAAGCAGGATATCTATCAGGCTTTTGTCTGGATAAAAAAACAGGGTATCAATATCAGTGAAGACCAGGTAAGTGTGTTCTGGTTTTTTAAGTATATGGATTTTTTGGTGAAAGAATTAAAACCTAAACCAGTAGCAAATGTCAGAAAGTAAAAAAATACAAGGCTCTGATTTAATAGCTCCTGGATATCTGAAGGAGGCCATTGGCGAAGCTGAGGTATTCCTTTCTTTAATTAAGGAAACCAAGAAGGAAATCATTCAGACCAATAAGATAACATCCGGAAAGCTGAAGGATTCCAAAGGCTCTGGGTCTGCTGACCTGAAGGCTCAAAATGCTTTAATGTCTGAATCTATTAAACAAAGAAAACTCGCAATAGCCGCCACTGAAATGGAAGCAAAGGCAGAATTAAATCTTGCCAAAGCAAAAAAGGCGGCTGCGGATTTTGAGAAAAAGAAATTAATGGATGATGAAAAAGCCATTAAGATAATCGAACAGCAAAATTCAGCATATGCCAAAGCAAGTAAGCGCCTGAATGAATTACGGAAAGAATACAAGGACCTGGCCATATCCGGAAAGGGATCCGACAAAGCCACTCAGGATCTTTTAAAAACCATCCAGGCACTTGACAAAGAGCTTAAGGAAGTCGATGCCTCGGTGGGTCAGTTTAATCGCAGTGTGGGAGATTATAAAAATTCTGTCAAGGAGGCATTAGAAGAATCGGATGCTTTCCAGGCTGGACTTGGTAAGCTGGATGCTCAGACCGCTGCCTCAGTGCAGGGATTTGCCGGCGTGATTGGTCAGCTTAAGAAGCTCAAGGAAGCCCAGACGGCAGCCACTACCGGAGCCGGTAAACTTGGTAATGCCCTGAAGATTGGAGTTATAGGGTTACTACTTGCCGCAGTTGCCGCAATCGGTGCATTCTTTTCCTCAAGCAGAGAAGGCGGTTTGGAGTTTGATTTAATGATGAACAAGCTGAAGGCTACGCTTGATGTAATAGTGGGATCACTGGCAAAGGTCGGTAAAGGTCTGCTTGGACTTGGAACAGCCTTTAAGCTATGGTTAGACATGGATTTTGTCGGCGCTCAATTAGCTGCTTCAAAAGCAGTTGATGAACTGAGTACAGCCTTCGATGGTAACGGTGCCGCCATTCAGGAGCAGATCAAAGATTACGATAGATTAACCCGAGCCATATTTGCTTTCGAAGATCAACTGAGGATACTACAGGTTATCCAGGCAAAATATAAAATGGATGAGGAAGATTTCAATGAGATCCAGAATGATAATACAATCGCGCTTAACGAACAGAAGGCAGCATTGGAGGGAGCTATCAAGGCGCGTCTTAATGCTGCAAGGATAGCCACGATGATATCAGCTAATGAGCTTGAGCTTGCAAAGATGCAGCTGGAATTAGAACTCAGAAAAAACAAGGTTTCTGAAGCAGATATTGAACTGGCAAAAAAAACCGGACTGGAAAATCTCACAGCCGGTAAGTTATCGGTTAAGGTAAGCAATGATTCTCTTAACGCTGTACAGGAAAAATATCTGGCCAACCTTGCCGCCTTCGATGCACTTGATGATTTGGACCGTCAGGAATCAGAGAGAAAAAGAAAGATGATGCAAACGGAAACTATCAATGCGATAGAATTAATCCGTAGTAAAAAGTTGGGCGCTGATGCACAGGTTAAAATTTTAACAGAGCAAATAAATGATGAAAAATTTCAATTAGAAGAACGCAAAGCATTTCAGGCTCAATTGGAACAAAAGCAAAAAGAAGCTTTAAATGAAGAAATAAAACTGCTAGGCAATTTCGGATTGACTCAGACTGAAGTACTGGACCTTATCAATGAAAAGGACGCTGTACGGCTTGCCAATAAACTCAAGGCACTCAGAGCTACCAGACTAAGCGAGGAGGCAGAGCAGGAACTTGCCAAAGTTATTCTGGAAGCTCAAACAAATCAGCTTGCCAATAACAAGCAAAATAAAAAGGATAAAGAAGAAGAAATAAGGCGCATGGAAAAAATATTGCGTCTTACAAAGG